CGCATAGCATCTAGCACTACTTTATGCTGACCCATTCCAAGATAATCATTAGAACACCAATTCACTATTTTTTTAATACAATAGGGACCATACCAAAGAGCATGTGGATAATCTCCACACTCTCTTAATATATCGTTAAAAACTCTATACTTGCCCGCAAACTTTAAATCTGTTATAGTTTGTTCAAATAGACTTTTGTTAATCATTGTATTACTTATTAATAAATATTGTCTCATGAAATCGTTTGTGATATATCTTCCGGGTCATACCCTAACTGAAGAACACTTGCCCACTTTACAAAAAAGTGCTAAAAAACACAATTGGAATGTTGAACTCTTTGAAGGTATAGATGGTAGAAAAGTTCCTTTTACACATAAGATAGATCATAGATATCCCAAAGCAGTTTCTGAATTAGAAAGACCCGGAGTTCGTGGTTGTTTTATGAGTCACTATCTACTTTGGAAGAAATGTTTAGAATTAAATGAAACAATTGGCATCTTTGAAAGCGATATTATCTTTTATAAAAGTCCGCCATTACTAACAAAAGAATACGACCTTGTAAAATTAGATGGATTTAAGAGAGCCAAACCTGCGTCTACAGGTAATTGGCATAAAGGTGCTCATGCTTATATCTTACACCCAAGTGGTGCTAAAAAAATGGTAGATTGGACAGACACCTGGGGAGCCAGTCCAGCAGACTTTATGTTAGGTAACAAGGTTGTTAATATGAAATATGATTATGATGAACGAGTTAAATTAGCCAATCTAGGTTCTAGTCTTACTAGGAATTTAGAAGAAGAGATGTTAAACTTACAAAATAAGGAGATATAAATGAGTCGTGTTTATGGCCCAGAAGAAAAGGCAAAATTATTAAGCGTTATTGATCAAGGTGTTGCTGTACTACAAGAAGTTGACGACCTAAAAGGTGGACTTCGTGATACTATTAAGGCAATTGCTGAAGAATTAGATATTAAACCAAGTTTACTTTCAAAAGCAGTTAATGTTGCTTATAAGCGTAATTGTGGTGAGGCTCAGTCAGAGATGGAAGAACTAGAAAACATTCTAGTTACAACAGGTCGAGATCATTGACTTCAGGTGAGAAGCCATATCAGTGGTTAGCGTGGATTGGAACTGTTTGTGTTCTAATTTCTTCCTTTATGGCTTCTCGTAATCTTTATCCGTGGTATGCCTATGGTTATATATTTTCTAATTTTATTTGGATACTCATAGGCATTCTTTGGAAAGAAAAAACTATTATTACTATCAATACTGGTGTTAATATTATATACATTGCTGGTCTTTTTAGATAAGAGTCGTTGCCTTAAGCAACATGTAGACGGTATGCGAGCCATAAGTCGCGGGAGTAACTAATGTCATATGTGGATGGAATTTTTGATAGAACAAATGATCAAATTAAAATTGTTGAGAGAGTAGACGGCAAGAGACATTATAAAGAATATCCTGCTCGTTATGTCTTTTATTATCCAGATGCTAAAGGTAAGTACGAAAGCGTATATGGAGAAAAGTTAAGTCGTGTTAGTGCTCGCAATCAGAAGGACTTTCACAAAGAACTTAAAATACATTCTGGAAAAAGAATGTACGAAAGCGACATTAATCCGATTTTCAAATGTTTAGAAGAACACTACTTAAACATAGATGCCCCGGAGTTACACATTGCGTTTTTCGATATTGAGACTGATTTTGATCCTGAGCGAGGCTTTGCTGATCCTAGTGACCCTTTTATGGGTATCACTGCCATTTCGGTACATCTTAAATGGTTAAACAGATTAGTAACACTTGCTGTTCCTCCTAAAGGATTAACAGTAGAACAAGCACAAGAACAATGTGCTGAATTTGAAGATTGTTTTATATTTGCTCGTGAAGCAGATATGCTAGAAACATTCCTTGATTTAATAGATGACGCAGATATATTAAGTGGTTGGAATTCGGAAGGTTACGACGTTCCTTATACTGTTAATCGAGTAGCAAGAGTCTTAAGCAAAGAAGATACTAGACGTTTCTGCTTGTGGGATCAATTTCCCAAGAAACGAGAATTTGAAAAGTACGGACGTCAAATGGTTACATATGACTTTGTTGGTCGCGTACATCTTGACAGTCTTGAACTTTATAGAAAATACACTTATGAAGAAAGACATACATATCGACTTGATGCTATCGGTGAGATGGAAATAGGCGAACGTAAAACTGTTTACGAAGGCACACTTGATCAACTTTATAACAATGACTTTAGAACATTTATTGAATATAACAGGCAAGACGTCGCACTACTTAACAAACTTGATGACAAATTAAGATTTATTGATTTGAGTAACGAACTTGCTCATGCTAACACCGTTCTACTTCAAACAACTATGGGTGCCGTTGCTGTTACTGAACAAGCAATTATAAATGAGGCTCATCGTCGAGGACTAATTGTTCCTAATCGTCCAAAGCGTGATGAAAGCGAAAATACACAAGCCGCAGGTGCTTATGTCGCTTATCCAAAAAAGGGATTACACGATTGGATCGGCAGTATGGATATTAACTCACTGTATCCAAGTGCTATTAGAGCATTGAACATGGCTCCAGAAACAATCATTGGTCAGTTACGTCCGGAACATACAGACGAATACATCGAAACACAAATGAGATTACATAAGAAATCATTTGCTGCGGCATGGGAAGGTCGATTCTCTACTTTTGAATATGATTGGGTTATGGATAAAGACAAAGGCAAAGAAATTACTGTTGATTGGGAGAATGGTGAATCAACTGTAATGAGTGGAGCAGAGATTTATAAACTAATCTTTGATAGTCATAATCCTTGGATGATTACTTCCAATGGCACAATCTTTACACATGAGTTTGAAGGTGTTATTCCTGGACTTCTAAAGCGTTGGTATGCCGAACGTAAAGAACTTCAGGCAAAGGCCAAAGAAGCATTAAAAGCAGATAACAAAGTAGAACATGCTTTTTGGGATAAGCGTCAGTTAGTTAAAAAGATTAACTTGAACAGTTTGTATGGTGCTATTCTTAATGCTGGTTGTCGTTTCTTCGATAAGCGTATTGGACAATCAACTACTCTTGTTGGTAGGCAGGTTGCTAAACATATGGCATCAAAAGTTAATGAGATTGTAGCAGGAGAATATGATCACATTGGTAAGGCTATTATATATGGTGATACCGACTCTGTTTATTTCTCAGCATACAATGTCTTAAAGAAAGATATTGAGGCTGGAAACATTCCCTGGAGTAAAGATAATGTTATTAGCCTCTATGATCAAATATCAGATGAAGTAAATGGAACATTCTCCAACTTCATGCTAAATGCCTTCCACTGTCCAAAGAGTCGCGGTGAAGTTATTAAGGCTGGTCGTGAAATTGTTGCCAGCAAAGGCTTGTTCATTACTAAAAAGCGTTATGCTGTTCTTTATTATGATTCAGAAGGCAAGAGATATGACGTTGATGATAAACCAGGCAAGATCAAGGCAATGGGCTTAGACCTTAAGAGATCAGATACCCCAGAGTTCATGCAAGACTTTTTAAGTAAGATCCTTGATCGCGTTCTAAATAATGCCAAGGAGGAAGAAATTCTTGATATGATTACACAATTTAGAATAGACTTTAAGAGTAGACCTGGATGGGAAAAAGGTTCTCCAAAGAGAGCAAACAATATTACCGAATATATGAAGAAAGAACAAAAGGCCGGTAAGGCAAATATGCCGGGACATGTTAGAGCAAGTCTTAATTGGAATACTCTTAAGAAGATGTATAACGATAACTATTCCATTACTATCAGTGACGGTTCAAAAGTTATTGTTTGTAAACTAAAACATAACCCAATGGGCTTTACATCTGTTGCGTATCCAGTTGACGAGCTAAGACTACCACAGTGGTTTAAAGATTTACCATTTGATGATGCTAGTATGGAAGCAGCAATTATCGATGCTAAACTAGACAACCTTATTGGCGTTCTAGAATGGAATCTTACGAGTACATCTGAATCTACAACGTTCAATAAATTATTTGCTTTTGACTGAGAACCTAAGTATAATATGAACATATGGAGAATGAAATGTTAGACTTTTTAAGAGATTTAGTTCAACACACCCACTCACTAGGTGTTATTGACCTTGTAAAGATTACAGGCACAAAAGATTCAACTGCTATTGACGCAATGGCAGAGAATAGAACAGTTATTGTTCAGGCAGAAACAAAGAATCCAGTTAAGGAAGTAAGTGGTACATTTGGTATGCCTAACCTTAACAAGTTAGACTTACACTTAAAGAATCCAGAGTATAAAGAAGGTGCTCATATTGAAGTTGTTTGGGATAAGCGTAACGGAGAAGATACACCAGTTGAAATACTTTTTGAAAATGCTGCTGGCGACTTTAAGAATGAATATAAGTTAATGGGTCAAGCACTTATCAATGAGAAACTAAAGACTGTTAAGTTCAAGGGTGCTACTTGGCAAGTTGAGTTTGAACCAAGCGTTACAAGTATTGCTCGTATGAAATTACAGGCTGCGGCACATACAGAGGAATCAGTATTCCTTGTTAAGACAGACAACAATGATCTTAAAGTGTTCTTTGGTGATGCTAGTACACACGAAGGTAGTTTTGTATTCCAACCAGGTATTACAGGTAAACTAAAACAGAATTGGTCTTATCCAATTGCTCAATTTATTAGCATACTTGGCCTAGGTGGCGACAAGACTATTAAGTTCAGTGACGACGGTGTTGCTCTTATTACTGTTGACAGTGGACTTGCTGTTTACAACTATTACATTCCGGCACAAACAAAATGACCGAATTCGAGTTGCTTTATATCGGAACACCTATTGTATTAATAGTACTAGCAGGTATTATTATTTTAATATGCTATCTGCTAGAGAAAAAAGGACTTTTATGAACGAGAATTTAACGGCAACACAGAATGACTATGCGGTTTTCCTACCTGCCGTTAGTACTTTCTATTCAACATTTATAGGGAAACAACGATTTAGCAACTATGTAGATCCTACTCGAATACCAGCAGGATTTACTAACGGTGTCGAAGGATTAAACTTCTTTGATCCAGAAAAAGGTTACTTCTATTACAAGTGGGGATTGTATTCAGCAGGTCATGCTGAATTAGATCTCAATAAGATTAGCGAAAAGGAAGATATGTTTCGCAAACGACCACGCAACGGTGATAGCATTGTTGTTGGTGATAGTGGAGGCTTCCAGATCGGTAAAGGCGTTTGGGAAGGTGATTGGAAAGATCCTAATTGTCCTAAGGCCAAGAAGAAAAGAGAACAAGTCCTTGCTTGGATGGATGCTCTTATGGACTATGGAATGATTCTCGATATTCCGGCATGGGTTGCTCGTAGTCCGGCAGGTGCTAAAGCAACTGGTATTAGTTCTTATCAAGAAGCAGTTAATGCTACATTCATTAACAATGATTATTTTATTAGAAACAGAAATGGGAGTTGTAAGTTTTTAAATGTTTTACAAGGTGAAAACCATACCGAGGCCGACGATTGGTACGATCGTCAAAAAAAGTATAGCGATCCTAAAGTATATCCAAATGAACATTTCAACGGGTGGTCTATGGGTGGTCAAAATATGTGCGATGTTCATCTTGTTTTACGTCGTCTTGTGGCTCTTCGTTATGATGGGCTAATTGAAAAAGGTAAACAAGATTGGATGCATTTTCTTGGTACAAGTAAACTAGAGTGGGCATGTTTATTAACTGATATACAACGAGCAGTTCGTAAATATCACAACGAGAACTTTACTGTTTCTTTTGATTGTGCTAGTCCTTTTCTTGCTACTGCTAATGGACAAGTTTATATTCAGACAGAAACTCCACATCATAAGAAGTGGACATATCGAATGGTTCCTTCTATAGATGATAAAAAATATGCTACAGATACAAGAACATTCCGTGATGCTGTTTTACAAGATGGTATTTTTAAGAACTTTACCGACTCTCCAATTAGTTCACGTTCTTTAGTCAAAGATGTTTGTATCTATAAGCCAGGCGATCTAAATAAGAATGGTAAGGAAGGTAGAACTTCTTGGGATAGTTTTTCATATGCCATTCAAATGGGACATAATGTATGGATGCATATTAATTCGGTTCAAGAAGCAAATAGACAATATGATAATAAAGTGATTCCAAACATGTTATTTATGGACGGATTTGATAGGCTTTATTTCAAAGATGTAGTGGATAGAATCTTTGAGACTGATGATCGCGACAAAGCATTAGAACTCGTCGACGATTATAACAAGTTCTGGATTAGCATTATCGGAACAAGAGGTGCTACTGGAAAAAAGACCGTCAATTCTTCAACATTCTTTAATAAACATTTCGACGTTGAAGAAACGCCGGTCGAACATCATCTAGATGACAGCGGTCTAGATGAAAGTAATCTTGAAAAGTTAGAGGAGTCTGTAGAATGACTGATGACAAACTAAATTCACATTACAGAGTAGTAAAAGCAAGACATGACGAACTTGACAAAAAGATCGAGGAAGCATATAATCACTATGTTAGTGATGACGAACTTCATAAGATGAAAGTTGAGAAACTACATCTTAAAGAAGAAATGGCTAAAATTGAAGCAATTAAAAGTGGTTTTCACGGATATCAAGCAACCTAAGGAAATAAAATGAAGAGAGACTACGACAATGGTGTTAAAGATGATGTCAAATTCTTTGTTGGCACGGAAATAGAGCATACTCCTGCTTACGAAAAGAAAACACTCTTTGTCGTAGGCTTACAGAATCCAGATAAGGTTGCTAAACTTGCTCAAGCAATGGATATAGATCATATCTATCTCGGTGCTAATCATAGTTTTAATAATACTAATCTTATGTACTGGGAGGCAGTTATTTTAGAATTACTTAAAAGAGACTTTTGGGTAACTTTAGATTTTGATTACAAATATTATGAAGATATTATGGATAGTCTTGCTTATTGGAATGAACATGATAGATTTATTTCACAAATTAGTATAAAATTACCTTATACATCACTACTTAATTACAATACCTGTATTAAGATTGACGACAAAGACTTTAGAGCAACTAATCCGGGTGTATGGGTACATCATTTACACGACTTACAGGATCGTAAAAAGTTTACAGATTGGTCACAATATGGCAAAGACACTCCAATAGTTGTAGATGAACCTAACGAAACTGCTACAACTGTTATAGAAGATGAAATTTTAATTGTGGAGACAGTAT